TGCAGCAGGCCGGCATACCGTCCTTTTAGATCGAGCTGCTTTTCGTACTGCAAGTTATACAGTGTTATTTGCCACAACAGTGGCAGCAGCTATAGCTTTAGTTCATAGTTTTTGGTCGCATAGATTCGAACTACCACAAGCTATTCGTGATAAAATACAGTTCATGAAGCATGTACTTTCACCAACTAAAGAACCTGTGCCAACTAGCATGATTCGTAAAGTTGTGTGCGATAAGACTCTTATGCGCACGTGGATGGATACTTTAGACGCTCTATCGTCAATTCCATCAGGTTCTACATATGCTGACACCGTTAATGAATGGCTCATGACAAATTTAGATATTATTAAGCACACTACTGCTATGTTTACTAATAAGATGACAGAAGCAGAAGCCGAACGTTTCCAGGCTAAATATCCCTTGGGCCCTGCTGCAGAGTCACGTACTGAACAGCAACGTACTCATCGTAAACCCGTATCACGTGCAGAGCATTATGCTCCTGAAACTGCTGTGGCAGAATCACGAACTGAATATCCTCGTAATTATAGAAAACCAATGTCACGTGCTGAGCAATATAATCCGAATGTTGAAGGTATAACTGATCATACTAAATTTAATACACCATTTTATGCCGAGCAGCAACGTCTTAAGAGTACTTATCAATATGAAGATATACCACTCCCTGAAGAGTGCCATGACTTGTTGAAAGCCATGAGCAGTCATGATCCCGGAGCAATTAGTATTGGTCAAGTTGCTCTGCCACGTATAGTACCTGTCACATTGCAGCTCATTGATACATCAAAAACTTATGTTGGTGTTACTAGTGTTGTTGGTTATGCTAATGCAATACCGGTTAGGCATGACACGTTGCTTTTGCCAAAGCACTTCTTTTATAATAAGGATGGGCAAGTTATTTCATCTACTGCTACCACTACTTATGAACTTGTGATTCGTCAAAATGACATATTACATCGTGTCCCATTTGAAGCTTACAGGTATCGTCCTCTCTTGGATCGTAGTGCTGGTCCTACTATTGATGCGGCATTATTCAACTGTGCAGCTACTACACTTAACCATTTTAGGTCAATGCACAATTTCTTTATTAGAGAGGCTGATTTATCATACGTATTACCTGGTACACATGCAATGATGTGCGGTTACACTATGATAGGTCCTACACCAACTCGTTTTCAACGTACTTTTCAACTTAAACCTTTAACACATGCTATGACTTATGAGTTATATCCATCAGTTAATTTTACAGTTACTACCGGCTACTCATATGATGCCGTAACAGATTATGGTGATTGTGGTTCTCCCGTCATTGGTTATTTACCCAATATTCAACATAAAATACTGGGCATACATAGCTTTGGCACTGATCGAACTACATTCTCTGGTGCAACTGCTGTGACATATGAAACTATTATGCGTATGTTTACAGATCCAGATGTTATTGTGCCAGATGAGACAGTTAAGTTCCATGTTTCTGATCGTGTCAATGCCTTGAAAGCTATGAATCTCACTATTGATATTAAGGGAGAAATTGATGTGCCAGTCTACGTCAATCGTCAAACCGTTTTGCAACCGACACCGTTGTATAGTCACCTCGAAGCTTATTCGGGGATTCCATCAGAGAAATACGACAGCGAGGGGTTTGACCCATTAATTGTGGGTGCAACTTTATTTGGTAGTGACATTTGTAACTTGCCAAAGTTAGAGTGTTACGATCAAATTCAGGAGTATCTTGCTCATAAATATCTTAATAGTCCTGCTTTTGTTATGACACCAGAACAAGCCATTAACAAGCACCAAGGTATGGATGCATTAAATTTACATACATCTGCAGGCTTTCCACACGTTGTGACAGGTAAATCAAAAAGAAGCTTTATGGCCGTAGATCAGGCCGGTAATGTTACTTTTAACACTCCTGAGATTGCACAACGCATTCAAGCATATGCTGATGCATGGCGAAATGCGCCACCAGATGTAGTTTGGGTTATGTCTCTTAAAGATAATATCGAGAAGCGTGGTAAACTCTGTAGAGTGTTTGAGATTCCACCATTTGAATATACAATAGTGGTTCGTATGTATTTTGGGTCATGGATAGCAATGATGCATGACACCGTAGGCTCTCATTTTTGCAGCGTAGGTATAAATCCTGAGTCTTTTCAATGGTCCGAAATGACCTATAAACTACTCTCTAAATCTGAATATGGGTTGGATGCTGACTCACCTAATTGGGATAAGAACTTGTCTACGAGTTTACTATGTTGGGCACTTGATAGTGTTAATACATGGTACCGTCTTAATGACCCCAATTGGTCTGCAGCACATGATAGGATCCGTTATCTCCTAATTAAACAACTCACTCATTCTCAGATTGTGGCAGGTTGGCTTTATTTTGTTAAATGCAAAGGTATGCCTTCAGGTCATGTTCTTACTGCGTTATTCAATTCAGTGGTTAATATGATTATGCATTTGTTATGGTATTATTATTCTGTTCCTTTTCAATATCAAGACTTGTCTTTATACGATAAATTCGTCACCACATTTGTTTATGGTGATGATGCTATTGATGCTATTGCTAAAGACATGTTACAGTATCTTAATCGTACCACTATGAACATGGTATATCGCAAATATTGCACTATGCAAATTACAGATTCTGGTAAAACAGGCCATTTAGTTGAATACGATCGCGTGTTAGATCTGTCCTATCTTAAACGCAAGTTTAGGAAAGATGGTGTTCACTATAAACCTTTATTATCAGCTAAGTCCATGTTCTCTATGCTCACATTTGTGCGTACTAGCAAACATGTGATACTTGATGAACAACTTGCCATTAATGTCCGAACTTTTCTTGCTTATGCTTATTTTTATGGACCACAGTTTTATAACTGTTGGAAGGCTTACCTTTCTAAATTCTTTCCACATCTTATTTTACCTGCATACGTCTATTATGACAATCTTTATGTGTACGGCAAATTCGATGTTCTTTCACTATAAAATGAATTTCTTCCTAAATATTATTTTGGCTAGTGTAATAACTACCACGTGCGTTACAGCACAAAATTTTACTGATAATGTTACTGTTTTTGCTATGTCTAATTATATACAACCTATTCGTTCTGATTTTCAATATGCT